CTAAAGCCGCCAATGGACCTCAACCGACTGTCCATCAATGGTTACACGCTCCACGAGTCTTGACAACAAAGCCCGTTTTTGGGCGATGTCCCCGTCGGAAAAGCCTGTCCTGTAGTCCGATACCGCCATTTGAAAGAGTTCTCGGGCCGGGACCTCATCGGGGGCGTCCAACTGCTCTTGGAGGGCCTTTTTTTCGGCAGAGAGGGTGTTCACCTTTTCCGTCAAGGTGCTCATGGGGATGGCGCTGAACTGGTATAGCTCGATCAATCGCTCGATCTGGATATCGATCTCTGAGGCCCGCTTGCGGAGCCGCGTCTTGTCGATCTTCACGGCCTTGGGTTGGTCCGTCTGAGCGAGGAGACTGTCCAGCGCATCCTGGTGCAAGACCAGCGCGTCCACCTGCCGGCAGACCAAGGCATCTAGGTCCTCAATGGCCCAGTTGTCGTTTTTACAATTTGGGTCCACGATGAACTTCGGGCTGCTCTTGGCCCTGGAGTAGCACTTATAGTAGCCGTGGTTGGCAGAGTACCGGGCGCCGCAACGGTTGCAGTAGACCAGCCCGGAGAGGAGGTAGCCAGCCCGGAATGGGGTTCGCTGGGCCGTGGTCTTCTGCGCCTCGCGCTCGAAGGAAGAAAGCGCCTGGACCGCGGCCCGGAAGGCAGACTCCTCGATGATGGGCTCATGGATGCCCTGATATTCCTGGCCTAGAAAGTGTACCTTGCCGGTATACAGGCTGTTCTTGAGGACGTTGCGGACCTTGGCCGCCGTCCACCTGGTGGTGTAGCGGGCGGTGAGGTCCTTTTGGATGGCGTTGATGGACCTGCCGCCCAGAAAGGCGGAGAAGACTTCGCGGACCTGCATGGCCTCGTATTCGTTCACTACAAGCTTGCCGTCTATGTAGTCGTACCCGGTGGGTGGGTTGCCGCCGCCGTGGAAGTACCCAGCCTTGCCCCGACCGATGCGGCCCATGGTGAAGCGCTCGGTGATCTGGTCCTTTTCAAGCTGGGCGAAGACGGAGAGAATGCCGATCATGGCCCGGCCAAATGGGGTGGAGGTGTCGAAGTTCTCGTTGATGGATACGAAGTCGGCACCGTGGGAGAGCAGGTCATCCTCAATGAGGGTGAGGGTGTCTTTCTGGGAACGGCTCAGGCGGTCCAGCTTGTAGACCACCACGGCGTCGATCTTGTTCTCTCGGATGGCGGACAGCATCTCCTGGAGGGCGGGCCGGTCCGTGTTGCCGCCGGAGTATCCGCCGTCCACGTAGGTCTGGAGCAGAGTCCAGCCCTTGGCGGCGCAGTAAGCTTTCAGGCGCTCTGTCTGCTCTTCGATGGAGTAGTTTTCAAGCTGGTTGTCGGTGGACACGCGGGCGTAGCCAAAGACCAGCATGTTTTCTTTGGACATTGACAAAATCCTCCCGTCTGGGTAAAATGGAAGGGTAGCCGCCGCTCTGTGGTCTACACCTTCCCGCCGCCCCTGGTGTTGGTAGCACCGGGGGCGGCATTTTGTTGGATTAGATTAACCTTCCCTAGTGAAGACTTCCTCCCCACTTTCAGTGATTAGAGTAACCTTGGAAAGTCCATAATCTTTTGCGTAGTTTCCAAAAATCGCATTTCCTATCCTGGATATGGCTTCTTCTGTGCTGTCATCTTTTACGGTCACTGTCGCATACGCAGAATTTTCAGCATTAAATATCTCAATTTTGACACAACTCGGGTACCAGCTGGTCGCATATTCAGGGTTTCCAGCGCCACCAAAACCAATGTCAAATGATTCCGTGATCTCAGCCGAAGCGTCCTCGTTGAGCTCTCCGCCAGAACTAGGTGCGCCCTCCTCAAAAGATGTACTAAAGAAATCATAATACAAAGCGGGGTTATTGCTTACATTAGTGAGATTAATACGTGCATAGGTATAATTTCCCGGTTTTAAATCCTCTACAAAAATTATGTCATCACCGCACGATTCTCCGCGATTATTTTCAAAGCGGACTGGAATTGTTCCGTTGAAAACATAATCGCTGTCATTTTTAATGGTCACGATTGCCTGTAACAATGTGGCATCCAGTTTCATTTCAACTGAGATCTTATCGATAGTTTCTGAATCCGGTAGATCCGGACTGTCGGTAGTCGTTGTCGGTGTGGGCGACGGGGACAGCGTGGGTGATGGAGAGTTACCTCCGCTGGAGCATGCGGACAACGCAAGCACAAAATAAAATGCCAACACGAGAGACAAGATTTTCGATTTCATTACTATCATCTCCTCTTTCCATATTTCACCGCCCTCCGGCGGCTGGGTAACAATAACATTTTATGTGTCCCATAATCCGGACTATTCAGCCTCTCACCTCCTGTTAAAACGCAGAAAATGCACGTTGAAATTTGGCAACTTTTCCGGGTTGACTGAATAGAACAAACGTACTATTATGAAGTCACTGACAAGGGTTGCGGGAGATCGGAGAACGCGATGGAGGAAAGAATTGCCAGTGACAAAAATAAATGCTATGTGGTAAAATCAGGAAGAGCTCAAAACAGTGAGGCGCGCCCCTGGGAAAGGGGAATACTTATGTCTGATCAAGAGATGCAGGAGGTATTAGATCAGCTTACTCAGGACGAGAAGGCGGTTCTTTACGAGCTGCTTTTAGCCCTAGCGCAAAATCCTTTACCCGCAAAATCTCTTCCGGCGTCAGACTACTCCAAAGGCTAATTAGCTCTTTATCAGAAGGCCCACTCTCGGAAACGGGGGTGGGCGCTTTTTCTCTATAGTCATTTGTATCTTCATCTATAAAACGGTTGATATCAATTCCAAAATGTGAGCATATGCCTTGGATGGATTTTATTTTTGGGTCGCGGGTACCCGCCTCCCAAGCAGAGACGGCCTTGTCGGACACCCCCGCGATCTTAGCAAGCTGAGACTGTGTCATATCGTGTTCAGTTCTGAGCCGATATATTTTTTCTGCAATCTTCATCATGTTCACCTCTCGAGCTTACATTATCACAAATGTAGACCCGTAGCAACATATTTTTTCTACAAAAGTTCAATTTGCTATTGACTATCTACAAAAGTAGAGTTATACTGATTCCAAAAAGGAGGTTGATCGCCTTGCAGTTCACTATCAAACAAGCACGGCATTTTGCTGGGTTTACGCAGGCGGAACTGGCGAAACGGCTCGGAATTGCCCGCGGAACGTATATTAAAATTGAAAAAGAGCCGCCGCGGGCAACAATAGGCCAAATCTCTAAAATATCCGCTTTGACCGGGATCCCCGTTGGAGATATTTTTTTAGGCTGTAGCTCTACATTTGTAGATAAATCTTCTTCGAATTGAGAAAGGAGACTCCTATGGGGCGTATACATAGCTCTGTCTATTCTGCACAGGTCATATCGGTCATCCTGACGGAAAGCGTGACCGGAGCGGGAACCGAAGATAATCCAAACCGCATTGTCGCCCAATACTGGTCCACAGACGGGGAATTGCTAGCTGTGCATGATCCGTTTATTCAAGATTCTTGGCCGCCTTCTTCGTCTCCGACAACTAAGGGCAGTCACTAGGACTTCTGTCGTAGCGATGGCGTCCACCTCCCTTCTATGGATGCTTGTATCTTATCAGGCGCTCCGTGGAGGCGTCAACAAAAGCAGAAGTTTTTTCAACATTTTAGGGGGGCGAAACAGGCTGACGAAGGAGAAAAAGAGCCCCGCCCCCGGTGTGTGAGACCGGAGGCGGGGCCAACGACAGTCAGGAAGGAGGGGAAAGAATGGCAAAGCTACCGAGAATCACGCTGGAGATGGAAGGATTGGATGAGCTGATAGCAGCAACGGAAAAGGCAAGGGGCTTACTTGACGAACTCCGTGATACGCTGGATGAAATCAGCATCACACAGACCTCGTTACAGGTGAAAATAAATCAGCCGACGGCTGGCACCGACGGCTGACGCGAAATTAGGTATCTAATGTGACGGTGATTTTGGCGTCATCTGGAATGATGCGAACATCTAGCCCGGATTTCGTGCGTTCCGATTCAATTTCACTCTGATCAGAATAGCTTGTAATCGGATAGGTCTCTCTGCAATCCGGGCATACCAAGTGTCTGCCTCCAAGTTTTTTGACTGTAAAGAGAGCGCCGCATTTACATTTAAACAGATACATGTTCTCACCTCCTTCCACCAGCCAAATCATACCACAGGGCGGGGGAGGGGGCAAGCGGAACAGCGCATAAAAGACCCGCTACCCACGGGCGACCATGAGCGGCGGGCAGGGACAGGCTTTCGCCGAATTTACGGAGTGCAGACCGGCCATTGCTGGGCGGCAGGGCGATGATTCACCTCGTCATTATCAAACGTGAAGGGCTTGAAGGAAGACGCGAGAGTGGTAATGCTGGCTGCATTGCGTGCGAAGGAAGCAATACCTTCATTTGCGGAGGCAATGGCCGAAGCGATTCCGTCGTTATCGGCAAACTCGGCCAGTCCGCGAGTCATATTATCAATACCATGAATCCAAACTGTTACTCCGCCTTTCGGCGTGAGCGGGTCATTTCTGCCCGCTTCTCATGGTCGCCCATGAGTTCAGACTGTGCCTTCATCCCGATGGGATGCTCCGTGTCCAGTCGTTACACCTTCCCTTGATGGGCTTGGCTCGGCGTTACCTGTCAAAAAAAGTATACCACAGGCACCAAATTTAAACAAGGATAGTAATCCGCAGAATGGAGACGCCCAAAACAGCGCATGAGAGGAGGTGAGCGGGGTGGAGCGTGAGCAAACGACAATCCGCCTCCCGGCAGAGCTCAAGGAGCAGCTCCAAGGGGAGGCGGCAAAGTTGGGTATGAGCCTGAATGCCTATTTGCTTTGGCTTATTGATAGAGGTCGTCAGTGTTTACGTCAATAACGCCGTGCATTTCTTCGTATTCAGCTACAAAACGCTGGAGAATGTATACCGCTTCTTGATTGTATGAGCGATTCTCAATTTTTGCAATGGCTTTCAGCTTAAGGTAGAGTTCATCGGTCATTCTTAACCCCCGCATGGGTACGTTCGACGGCATAGATACCCCTCCCACAAAGTGATGACACTATGATAACACATTGAGGACAAAAAATATGCTTTCAAGGAGTTGACAAAGTGAATACACCTATGTTAACATGAGGTGGAATCAAAGTGTATTCACCTAGGAGGGATGTCATGATTGCAAAAATCTTGGTACGAGCACCGCAAACGTTAAAGGCGCAATTGCAGAGTATAGCAAAGCAGGAGGGTCACACACTAAACGCCCTCGTCCTGCAAATCCTGTGGGACTGGGCGAAACAGCACCGGCACGATCAGGACCAAAACAGCGCATAAAACCCCTACGCCAGTTAGAAAGGATGGAGAGACCATGAACATAGAGCAATATGAAGAGATAATTAAGAGTCTTGCGAGATTCGTAACCCGAGTAGCAGAGGACGAAAAGGCAACTCCGGCAGAAATCGCAGCTCTGCCGGAGGTTGCCAGAGTACTATTTGAAGGATCTAGAGGACGTTGGGCTGCTTAGGCCCCTTCTAGGTAATCAATGCCTTTTGCGGTAAGGAGAACAAAGCGGGCGCCGTCATCATTCCGAGTAATTTGGATACATGCGAGTTGATCCAGGTATTGGAAGCATATGTGGCAGTAATTTTCACTTTCAAGGTTCAAGAGATTCGCCAACTCATCATAACGAATATAGAAACCATCCTCTAGACTGCCAATGCTGAGTACCTGATCTAACATATATTTCAGGATAATCCTAGCACCATCATGGATATTCATAATTTCACCTCCCTTCCCTCCCAAATCATACCACGGGGCGGGGGAGGGGGCAAGCGGAACAGCGCATAAAAGGCCCGCTACCCACGGGCGACCATGAGCGGCGGGCAGGGACAGGCTTTCGCCGAATTTAAGGAGTGCAGACCGCCCGTTGCCGGGCGGCAGGGCGATTACTCACCTCGTCATCGAAAGTGAAGGGTTTGTAGGTAGTGGCGATACCGCCGAGGGAGTCGGCTACGCCATGTGCGAGGGAAGCGATTCCGCTGTCGGCGGAATCAATGGCCGAAGCGATTCCGTCGTTATCGGCAAACTCGGCCAGTCCGCGAGTCATATTATCAATACCATGAATCCAAACTGTTACTCCGCCTTTCGGCGTGAGCGGGTCATTTCTGCCCGCTTCTCATGGTCGCCCATGAGTTCAGACTGTGCCTTCATCCCGATGGGATGCTCCGTGTCCAGTCGTTACACCTTCCCTTGATGGGCTTGGCTCGGCGTTACCTGTCAAAAAAAGTATATCACAAGCACCAAATTTAAACAAGGATAGTAATCCGCAGAATGGAGACGCCCAAAACAGCGCATGAGAGGAGGTGAGGAGGATGAGACTCCCATATGGGATGCCAACACCAGATGAGGCAACAAAAGAAATTGCTTCGAAAATTGTCCAGTTATTAGTTGACAGCGGACTGACTTACAAAAAAGCGTCTGAGACGCTGGCGACGGCCCAGACGCTTTTGGATGAGACAACACCTACTGTTTCGTAAATTCTTCTTCTATGCGGTTAAACATGGATAGCTGGAATAGGTCAAACTCCTCTTCAAGTTCTTGCTTAATTTTCATCGCTGCGGGCGTGGGGAGCCTCTTCAAAACATCGGACATGTTATCCAGATATACCCGGCAAAATCGATTTAAGTCATCTTTGAGCAAAGGGCTCATAAAATCACCTCCTCCACCACCCAAATCATACCACAGGGCGGGGGAGGGGGCAAACGGAACAGCGCATAAAAGGCCCGCTACCCACGGGCGACCATGAGCGGCGGGGGAAAGGAGGGGAAAGCATGGCAAGGCTACCGAGAATCACGCTGGAGATGGAAGGATTGGATGAGCTGATAGCAGCAACGGAAAAGGCAAGGGGCTTACTTGACGAACTCCGTGATACGCTGGATGAAATCAGCATCACACAGACCTCGTTACAGGTGAAAATAAATCAGCCGACGGCTGGCACCGACGGCTGACGCGAAGTTAGGTATCGAATGTGACGGTGATTTTGGCGTCATCTGGAATGATGCGAACATCTAGCCCGGATTTCGTGCGTTCCGATTCAATTTCACTCTGTTCAGAACAGCTTGTAATCGGATAGGTCTCTCTGCAATCCGGGCATACCAAGTGTCTGCCTCCAAGTTTTTTGACTGTAAAGAGAGCGCCGCATTTACATTTAAACAGATACATGTTCTCACCTCCTCCCACCACCCAAATCATACCACAGGGCGGGGGAGGGGGCAAGCGGAACAGCGCATAAAAGACCCGCTACCAGTGTGTGAGCCCGAAGGCGAGAAGAATTACCAATCACCTATAGCGGAAAGTGCCCAAGCCCATCCGCATAGCATCCCAGCAGGAGGTGACATCGTGAAAGAAGGAGTCAAGGTCACAAATATCATGGCCGACGGGTCCATCTGCGAAGACCTGAGCACGTACTTAGACAATCACGAACTACCGGAGGACGCGAAGTCGCTCATTGTCGATTTCATCCGGGCGGGCCGGAAGATCAGGGAGGCGCAAGGCGGGTAAGTCCCGCCAGTAGACAAGCCTAACCACACCCACGTCAAGAGACGGGGCGGCAGCTAGAAGCCGCCCTGCACCGAAAAGGAAGGAGGATGTATGTGAACAAGATCGTAAAAGTGGAAGCCATGTGCGACGGGTGGAAGGTGGAGGCCCGGACGCCGGATGGGATGACGGTTGTGCGCTTCGGGGCAGAGTCGGCGGAACAAACCATGGAAGATGCCCGCTGGGCGGAGGCGGAGCCGGCATGATGGAGGGGGCTGCTCCAGTAGAGCAGCCCCTGTAAGCAGTGGACAAGCCGTGCCGCCGCTGGGGCGGCGGGGATCAGGCGGAGCCCGGACGCACGGGCCAGGGCGTCGCGCCTCTCGGCGTCACCGCGACCCGCCGCGCCAGGAGCGGCACGGACATCATCAAGAGGAGGAGCAGAGTATGGATTACATAGACGCTGACTGGAGACCCGTGGGGGATGGACGCAACCGCCGGCGGAGGACGGGTATTTTGGCCGCCCAGCGCCAGGCATGGCATAAAATGACCCGGGCGGAGCGGCGGCGGGCACGGCTCGCGCTGCGGGACTGCGCCATGTTTTTGGGGTGTATCATTGTCGCAATCGGCCTGCCAGGGTGGGTCGAGTATCTTTTGTAATATGGCGGGCACAGAACGACCGGCATACTGGGCAGTCATCCCCGCATCCGTCCGGTACGACACGGAACTATCTCCCAATGCCAAGCTGCTTTACGGCGAGGTGACCGCCCTCTCGGACAAGCTGGGGTACTGCTATGCCCAAAACAGCTACTTTTCAAAGCTGTTCGGCCTGTCTGACCGGAGCATCACCCGGCTTTTTGCCGCGCTGGCGGAGCGGGGGTATTTGCGGGTGGACGTGATCCGGGACGAGGCTACGCAGGAGGTGCTGGAGCGGCGGATCTATGCTGTATACAGTCAAGAGGAATCCGAACCCCCTCCCGACAAAATTGTCGGGAGCTCTGACAATTTTGATACTACCCCTCCCGACACGCGGGAGGTGCTGGAGCGACGGATCTATGCCGTATGCGGACAGGAGGCAGCAGCACCCCCTCCCGACAAAATTGTCGGGACCCCTCCTGACAATTTTGTCACCACCCCTCCCGACAAAAATGTCCAGGAGAATAATACAAGTATAGAATATATACCCCCTATAGTCCCCCAAGGGGGACAGGCCAAAAAGAAGAAAACAAAGAGCGTCCCCACCTGGAAGCCTGAGCGGTTCGAGGCATTCTGGGCGTTCTACCCCCGCCATGAAGACCGGGTATCCGCCGTGCGGGAATGGGACAGGCTCAAGCCGGATGACGCGCTCATCGACGCCATTGCCCGGGCGCTCAAGTGGCAGGTGAGGGCCGAGGACTGGCCGGCGCCCTACGCCTGCCGGTACCTCCGAAACCAGCGGTGGACAGACGAGCCTAAACAGGGCGGCAAGGTGGGACCACCCAAGGCGCGGGCCAGACAGCTCACCGGATGGCACACGGAGGTCATCAACGGGGAGGAGGTGCTTGTGCCGGATGCCGGAAGTACATAGCCAGAGGCTGGATCTTATGGCCGAACAGAGCGTCATCGGCGCCATCCTCCTCACGGACCGGTGTCTTCCGGATGTGGAGCGGGAGCTCCGCCCAACAGATTTCCGCCTGGAGAGAGACCGGGCCCTCTACGAGGCGGCCCTGGCCTTGGAGCGGGATGGGGATAGGATCGACTCCGTGACCATCCTGGACCGTGCCCAGAAAATGGGGGCGCAGGTCTCACGGCAATATGTGCTGAATCTCATGGAACTCACCCCCACCGCCGCCAATGTGATGGAGTATGTCAAGCTGGTCAAGGAGGAGAGCCTTCGGGCGGCGCTGATGGAGACCGCTGATCGCATCCGAGAGGGCATTGTGGGACGGGAGTCGCCGTCCGCCGTCCTCTCCGCAGCCGGGCAGAGGCTGGATGACTTGGCGTCCCAGAGCAGCCTTGGGCGGCTGGTCACTCCGGCAGACGGCTTTCTGGCCTTTTTCCGCCAGCGGGACGCTGTGGAGGCCGGGGACGCCAGGGGCTATGTCTGCACCGGCTATATGGCCCTGGACGAGCTGCTGGGAGGCGGGATGCTCAACTCCGGACTCTATCTCCTGGCCGCAAGGCCCGGCATGGGGAAAACGACCCTGGCTCTTAACATTGCCGACCGGGTGGCCCAAACTGATCCGGTATTATTTGTCTCCCTGGAAATGGACACAGAACAACTAGCAGCTAAGCGGATCTCCCGAGAGACCGGCATCTCCGCCAACAAACTGCTGATGCAACCCCTTACAGAGTTGGAGGAGGCCAAGGTCAGTCAGGCCGCAAAGTCCCTGGCAAGCCTGGCATTTTACTCCAACGACGCCCCCACGGTAACGGTTGACGACATTGGCACTCTGGCCCGCAGCATTGGCGGACTGCGGCTCATCGTGGTGGACTATTTTGGCAAGATCCTACCCCCGGCCGCCTCCCGCCGGGTCGGGCGGGTGGAGTATACCACCGAGATTTCCGGCGCCCTGAAAAATCTGGCCCGGACGCTCCGTCTCCCCATCCTGACCCTGTGTCAGCTCAACCGGGAGGTGGAGGGGCGGCAGATCAAGCGGCCTCAGCTCTCTGACCTGCGGGACACCGGGGCCCTGGAGCAGGACGCCGACGGGGTGATCTTCCTCTACCGGGAGGACTACTACGCCGACCGCAGCACAGTGGACCCCAGCGTCCCATCTCTCCTGGAGGTGGATCTGGCCAAAAACCGACACGGCGGCGTTGGGGGCTGCACACTGGCCTTTTCCATGGCGTCCAGCCGGATCACCGGGATGTCCTACCGGAGGCCAAAGCGGGAGGAAATACCGGAGCAATTTAGACTCGGAGAGGAGTTTTGAGTAGAGATGGATAAATGGACACACATCACCATATTTGATAAGCCGTACCCGAAAGCGAAACAGGCAGAGGGATTAGCGATTTCGCAGGCCGTTGCGGGCGGGCATTGCGATAAATGCGGTTGTTTCTCTCAATGCTCCGCACAAGATGATTTTTGTGCTCCGACGTCCGCCTGGTGCATGCAACGCAAGATTGAAATTTTGAGGGAAATGGAGCAGTGAGCAATGGCCATCAAAAATTATACATCCGGGGTGGACGTGTACACGAGCCTGGGTGAGATTCAGGGGGCGCTCGCGGCGCATGGGGCGCGACAGATTATGGTGGAGTATGATGACCAGGGACGTCCCACCGGTGTAGCCTTTGCCATTGACACGCCGAACGGGCGACGGGGCTTTATGCTCCCGGCCAACATCGATGGAGTATGCCAAGTACTCCAGCGGCAAAAAGTCAAGGCAGACCTGGCACAGGCGGAGCGTACAGGCTGGCGCAATATCCGAGACTGGGTGCTGGCGCAAATGGCGATCATTGAGGCCGGTATGGTGAGCATGGACGAGGTGTTTCTGCCATACATGACCGACGGTCGAGGCAATACACTGTACCAGCTCTATCAGGGCGGACAACTGGCTTTGGGGGAGGGATGAGCATGGAGAGACTGACATATTGGTGTCCTAATGGCCAGGGCGGAGGAGAATGGCGTGTCAATATTGATGGCCGTGAAGAGAGGGGACTGCACGTTGACCGCCTCGCCGCCTACGAGGACACCTGGATAGGGCCGGAGGAAATCAAGGCGACATTTACGCCGGAGGCTGTCATAAAACTGGCGGCACAGGCCCTTGGCACCACGCCAGACCGCCTCCGCGAGCTGGCCCAGGCGGACCGGGAAAAGAACGACCCGTTGACGCTGGACGAGCTGCGGGGGATGCGCGGGAAATGGGTCTGGGTTGTATCTCCAGACAAAGATTTGACCGTGTCCGCATGGGCATACGTTGGGGCAAATCGTGTGTTTACATACTGGGAGTATGATAATGACGAACTGGTCGGGCGTGTGGTATACAACCTGTGCGACTATGGAGCTTGGATTGCCTACCGCAACCCGATTAAAACGGTTATGCCGGGGGAGGAACAGCATGGAGTGTAAATGCGCAAAATGCGGAGAAGTACGGGAAATCGTCTGTAGAGTAGATGGTGAGCCGTGGTGTGAGGAGTGCTTGGACAAAGCGTTGGGATTGATAGAGGAGGCAAAGCAGGCCAAACATGGACATCGGACTCATTGATGTGGATGGTCACAGTGGGTTCCCCAATTTGGCGTTGATGCATTTGTCCGCATGGCACAAGGCGAGAGCCGACGCTGTGGAGTGGTGGGATGGGTTTAAAACCTACGACCGGGTATACATGAGCAAGGTATTTACGTTTTCATCGGACGTGGAGACCGTCATCCGGGCGAATGAGGTGATCCGTGGCGGTACCGGGTACAAGGACTATGGCAGTCTGCCGCCGGAGATAGAGGCAACCTCACCGGATTACAGCATGTATCCACACGTAACGCATGCGGTCGGATTTTTGACAAGAGGTTGCATCCGTAATTGTCCGTGGTGTATTGTGCCACGCAAAGAGGGGGAGATACGCCCGGCCTCCACCTGGGAGGAGATCAAGCGGCCTGACAGCCGTGACCTGGTGCTATTGGACAACAATGTCCTGGCCCATCCGCATGGCCTGGAGCAGATCGATAAGATGGGGCATGCGCAGGTACGGGTAGATTTTAATCAGGGTTTGGACGCCCGGCTAATTACGCCGGAGATTGCCAGACTGTTGTCAAGGCTGCGGTGGATACGGTTTGTGCGCCTGAGCTGCGACACGGCGTCTATGCTCCCGGTGATCGAGCAGGCGGCGGCCTATATGAGGGAGGCGGGGATTGCACCGTCACGATTTTGGTGCTACATGCTGGTGCAGGATGTGGATGAGGCACACCGGCGTGCGCTGGCACTGGACAAGCTTGGCATTACCCCGTTTGCGCAGCCGTACAGGGATTATGACGGCGGTGAGCCGACTACAGAGCAGCGCAGGTTCGCGCGATGGGTCAATATGCGGGCCGCGTTTAAGTCGTGTAAATGGGAGGACTTTAGAGGGTGATCATCTTGACAGATCATATTAGCAATCAGCATGCCAAAGCCGACGCCGGAAAGCCGCGCCCCACGCTGGTACCGGTCTCGCTGATCGAGGCCGTGGCAGCGGTACGCATGTTTGGGTGCGCCAAGTACCACGATCCGGACAACTGGCGTCAGGTTGAGCCGCAGCGCTACAGGGATGCTTTGTACCGGCACTGGCTGGCCTATCTCAAAGGCGAGCATTACGATCATGAGAGCGGATTGCCTCACCTGTGGCATTTGGCCCGCAATGCGGCGTTTTTGATCGAGATGGGAGGTGGTGGAGATGGCAATTAAAGCTATGCCGTGCGTATCTATCCGATGCGACGGATGCGGGCGCGGGCACGACGAGATATATAGCACCCCGGCAGCCGAAATGAAAAATTTGAAGCTATATGGATGGACCGGAACATACAGAAAGTGTTTTTGCCCGGTTTGTAGCAAGGCCCGTAAGGAGGATGAGGACGATGGCTGTACTGACGCACATTGACCGGGTACCCTTTGGCGCTCCGACGCCGGAAGAAATTGCCCACGACAAAATAGCAAAGCAACACTTTTTGGAATACTGCGACAGCGGAAAATGCATCAGAATTGAGATGGCGAAGTGTATCAAATCCATCACGGCGGGTCTTTTGCACCTGGAGATCCTGGGGAAAGTCCCGGACTTAAGCGGACAGCGCCGACGGGGCAGGCGACAGGTACCCACTTCGCCCGGTCAGCAGTTCTACAATCTGAAGTGCTCCTGGAGAGAGTTGGAGCTGACTCTGGCGACTAACTTCGGTGCCCGAGACTGGGTGCTGGTCTTTACATACGACGATGCTCACCTCCCGGACAACAAGAAGAGTGCTGATACTTGCTTCCAGAGGTTTGTCCGGAGATATCGCGCGGCCCGCCGAAAACGGGGCGAAGAGCTCCGATATATATACAACACGGAGGGCTTTCACGAATGTCGATGTTACGACCACTTTGACGAGGACGGAGAGTTGGAGAACAGACGGCTCCACCACCATGTAGTGCTCAATTGTGTGTCGCTGGAGGACCTGGAGGAGGTGCGGAGCCTGTGGCAGGGGGGAGGTTATATTCGGGCGGAGCCTTTGGACGTCCATTATTATCGGGAACTTGCCAAGTACATGACGAAGGAGGCCCGGGAGTTTGGGCGGGCCAAGCCGGGAGAGAGGACTTGGCGGGGGTCTAGAAATCTCAAAAAATACCAGGTGGAGTACATTGAGATCCCGAGCGACAGCGTTACCCTTGCTCCGCCGATGGGAGCCGTGGATTATGAGAGCTTCAGTGAGAAAAACCCATACGGCTTTGCGGACTGTGTGGGGGCCCGGTATCTCCTTTTTCCTGAGCGGGAGCCGGAACGCTATACCTATAATATAGGACGGCGGCAAGGGCCGCTTAATAATTTTCCCGCTTGAAACCAGTCTTAATAATTCGTCAGGGTGTGTAGAAAAGGAGAAAAAGCCTTGCAAGCTGAGAAAAAAACTGATAAACTGATCATCAAGGACGGATGGTTGATGTGTCCCTCCTGCCGACGGCGTAAGGTCCTCCAGGTGAGGCCGGATACCTCGGCCAAAAATCTCATCGTCTACTGCCGGGATTGCCGGACAGAAACGATGGTCGATATCGAGCAGGGCCAGTGCTTTGAGAGCCGGTGCCGATGATCCAACCCGATTGGGGCGGACGTCGGAGCCGGCTTTTTGTTTTGTCTGGAGGTGATAGCCCATGGCGCAAAAACCGCTCCGGCCATGCCGACATCCTGGGTGCCCGGAGCTCACCCGCGAGGGATACTGCGCAAAGCATAAGCCAAAGCGGGCAGAGCGCGGGGAGAGTGCTGCGTGGCACTGGATGTATTATACGCCAGCATGGCGGGATGATCTTCGGCCCACACAGCTCCTGCGGGAGCCGTTCTGCCGCGAGTGCGCTAAACAGGGACAGCGGGTCAGGGCCACGCGGGTGGACCACAAGATTCCGCACCGTGGAGACTGGGCGCTATTCACGGACCGCCGAAATCTCCAGAGCCTATGTGAGCGGCATCACAACCAAAAAACGGCTCTGGAGATGGCCGAAAGACAGCGCAGAAAGCGCCAAAAGTAAGCGCCTCGACCCAGCAAAAGTGGACCAGGCTTGGGCGCATGCGCATGTGTCCGGGTCATGCCCGCGCTTAGTATCCACGACGCCGTAGGCGTCGGATACCCTCCCCCAACCCCCAAAAGTTCTGCCTGGATTCGTCTTCAACCACATGGCACCCTACGTGGAGGATTTTTTCCCCACTGGAGGTTTCGAGGGTCAGGGTGTGGTAGAGAGAGCGGAGATGGGAAACGCAGGAGGCAGGAAACGCGGGGGACGGGAGCGCCGGGAGCGGGAAAAATGCCGCGAGGAGGCGGGAAGGGCGCCCCGGAGATATCTGCCGGCAGGCGGCGAGCCTGAGTACGAGAAAACAAACAGACCGGGAGGTGTTGTAACATGCCGGGACCCAGACAGCCCACAGACGTTTTAAAGGCGAACGGGCGCAAGCACATGACACAGGCCGAGGAGGACGCACGGCGGGACCAGGAGGTCCACGTTCCTCCTCCGGAGCGGGCAGAGCCGCCCGCCTGGCTCATGAAGCGGTTTCACCGGGAGTTTCAGGAGATTGGGGAAATTCTGCGGCTGGCCGGACTGTACGCGGAACTGGACCGGGATGTGCTGGGCCAGTTCTTGGTGTCCAGGGACCGCTGGGTGCGGGCCGACAAGCTGGCCTCCGCCGCCATCCGGGCCAAGGATGAGAAGCTGGCCCGTGAGTGGACCGGAGTGCAGAGCAGCTATTTCAAGCAGTGCAGACAGTGTGCGGAAGCCATGGGACTGTCGGTCTCCTCCAGGTGCCGCCTGGTGGTCCCGCCGGCGCTTGCCGCCGCCGCCGTGGAGGCGGATGAAGTGGACGAGTTTACCCAGGCTCTGCGGGCCAGACAGGCCAGAGCGGCGGGGAAATAGCCCATGGAAGTGAGCAGACCGGAGAACGGGCAGTTTGTGTGCGACTTTGTGGAGCGGCTGCCGACCACGGACACGGGAAAGCCCTTTCACCTGTATGACTGGCAGAGGGAGACGCTGATGGAGTTTTACGGCTCCATGGATCGGGACGAGGGAAGCGGGGAGGAGCTGCGTAAATACCAGTATCTCTACCTGGAGATCCCAAAGAAGAACGGAAAGAGCGAGCTGGCCGCCGCCCTGGCCCTCTATCATCTGTTCGGGGACGGCGAGTTGAACGCGGAAGTCTATCTGTGCGCGGCGGACCGGGATAACGCGGGGATCGTGTTTCGGGCGGCGGTGTTCATGCTGGAAACGGCGCCCTGGACCGCGAAGATGATCGCCAGGGGCGAGCTGAAGGTCATCCGATCTCAGAAGCGGGTGGAGTACCGGCAGAGAAAGCGGGCGGAAAACGGGACCGTGCGGTGGGTCACGGTGGGGCAACTGGCGGTAATGTCCTCGGAGTCCTTTTCTAAACACGGCTACAAGCCCTCCTGCGTGATCTTCGACGAGCTCCACGCCCAGCCCAACCGTGAGATGTGGGACGTCATGACGGGTGCCGCCGGCGCGGCCCATGACCAACCGGTATGGATCGTGCTGACCACGGCGGGAGACGACCCGGACCGGAAGAGCATCGGATGGGAAATCCACGAAAAGGCGGTGGATATCCGGGACGCCCGCCGGCTCCGGACCATCCTGCGGGAGGGCGGAGACCCCAAAGAGGTCCTCTCCCTGCGCAAGGCCGCGCCCGATGAGTTAGCGTCCGCCATGGAGAAACTGCTGGCCCGGGATCAGAGCAATTGGCTGCCGGTGCTGTACGGACTCACCGCCCTGTACGGAGACGACCCGGAGGACCTGGCCGGGGTGGACATCTGGGACGAGGGATTCTGGCGGCGCTGCAACCCCTCCCTGGGGCAGCATCTGAAGCTGCGGGCCCTGCGTCTGGAGGCCCAGGAGGCCAAACGGAGCCCGGCGGGGGAGAAACTGTTCCGGTGGCTGCGGCTCAACCAGTGGATCAGCGTGAAGGCGGTGGGGTGGATACCCCTGACCCTCTACGACAAGACCCAGTGGGGGCCCTCCGCCAAAGCCGAGCGGGAGGCATGGCTTGGGCGCCTGCGTGGACTCAAGTGCTACGGGGGGTTGGACCTCTCCACCACGACGGACCTGACGGCCCTGACCCTGCTGTTCCCTCCTCAGCCAGGACTGGAGCACTGGGTGGCGCTGTTCCAGGCGTGGCGGCCGGAGGATGGCGTGAGGGAGGCCGAGCAGCGGGACCACGTGCCCTATCAGGACTGGGCGAGGGCCGGGTTCCTGACCCTTTGCCCGGGGGATATGATCGACTTCCCCCAGGTGGAGGAGGCGGTGGCCGACGCTGCCGGGCGCTACGAGCTGGCGCTGCTGGGGGTAGACCCCTACCTCAGCCGGACGCTGACCCAGCGGCTGATGGACCGGGGCGTCCAGGTGGTGGAGATTCCGCAGACCATGCCGTCGATGTCGCCGGCCATGAAAGAGCTTGAGCGGCTGATCCGGGCCCACCGAATGCTCCACATCCATAACACCTGCGCCCGGTGGTGCTTTGGAAACGTCCGGTGCGCGGTGGATGGCAACGAGAACATGAAGCCCATGAAGAACCGGAGCATTGGGCGCATCGATATCGCGGTGGCCTGGATCATCGCCATGGCTACGGCGATTGTGGCGGAAAATCAGCCCATCGACCTGGCGGCCGCTATGAAACGGCCTGATTTCAGTCTGTGAGACGCAAGGAGGTCCTATGGAAAAGAAATGGAAAACGGCGCTGCGGCGCCGAGGGGCGGAACTGGCATTGGCGGCGGGCGCCGCAGCGGTGGCGGCGGGCGCGGGCCTGATTTACCTCCCGGCCGGCCTCATCGCCGGCGGGCTGCTGGCCATCGCCGGCGCGGCCCTGAGCATCCTGGGAGGGGGTGGGGGGCGGTGAGTATTGCCCAGGGTATCCGGGTCCTGGCCCGGGTCCCCACGAGGCGTAAAGCAGTGACGGCTGAGTCCATGATTGCCGCCGGCTATCCGCCCATGGGGACGGACACCAACGAAAGCCTCGCCCGCAAGCTCTCAGCGGTGGATCGGTGCATAGAAATCCTCAGCGACTCCATGGGGAAGCTGCCCTCCTTCATTATGGACAGCCGGACCCGGGAGCGGGTGGACCTGCCGCTGCTTCAATTGCTCAACGTGCGTCCCAACGCGGCTATGAGTCCGTTTGTGGCCAAGAAAGTGGTGGAGACCAGCCGTCTGGTCACCGGAAACGGATATGAATGGATTCTGCGCAGCCCACGTACCGGGCGCATCACCGAGATTATCCCGGTGCCCGGGGAGCTGGTGGAGCCATGGCGGGATCAGAGCGGCCGGGTGTGGTACACGGTGACCCATCCCTGGACGGGGGAACCCATGCGCCTGCCGCAGGAGGATATCTGCCACTACAAAGCGGCCTCCCGGGACGGGCTGAAGGGCGTGGGGGTCCTCCGCCGGGCCAGCGAGGTCATCGCCTCCAGCCTGGCGGCCCAACAATACGAGCGGGCCTACTATGAAAACGGTGGCCAGCCCTCCGGCGTGCTGCGCACCGAGAGCGATCTGGGTGGATATGCCGAGGACCCGGAGGGGAAGCCGCTGACCCGCTCCGACGGCTCATGGATTACCCGGAAGGACCAGCTGAGGAGCGAATGGGAGAAGGTCCACGCCGGGCCCAACAACAGCCACCGGGTGGCCATCCTGGACTTCGGCCTGGACTACAAGCCCCTGTCGGTGAGCAACCAGGACGCCCAGTTTATTGAGAGCAGGGAGGTGTCGGTCCGGGATATCGCCCGGTATTTCGGCGTGCCGCTCTACAAACTCCAGGAGGGCAAACAGGCATATGGGTCCAACGAGCAAAACGCCATCGAGTACGTGGTGGGAACGCTTCACCCCAATGTGAGCCAGTACGAGGAGGAGCGGACCTGGAAACTGCTGACCAGGAGCCAGGTGGACGCTGGTCTGGAAGTCCGCATCAACATGATGGCGGAGCTACGGGGCGACACCTCCGCCCGGGGCCAGTGGTACAAGGATATGATGCAGGAGGGACCCTTCTCCGTCAACGATGTGAGGGCCCTGGAGGATATGCCGGATGTGCCGGGGGGCGACGAGCGGCGGGCCAGCCTCAACTATGTACCCCTGCGGGATTGGCCGGAGTTGAGCCGTATCCGGGCGGAGACCGGCAGAAGGGAGAGTTAATGGAACAGATCATGAAATCGGCCCGGCTGCTGAAGGCCGAGGCCACCGAGGAGGACCTGGCGCTCATTGCCCGGCAGGCCCTGCGCCCCCTGGCGGCGGAGGAGGTCTATACCTTCCGTCTGGCGGCGTGCAACAACCAGGTGGACCGGGATCTGGAGCGATTCACCGAGGCCACCCTGGAGGACCTCGCTAAGCTCTTTGTGGGACGGCCGGTACTGCTGGACCACAAGTGGACCGCAGGGAGCCAGACCGCCCGGGTGTACAGCGCCGGCGTGGAGGGGATGCCCGACGTGGAGGGAGGACAACAGTTGGTGCTGCGGTGCTACATGCCGAGGCTCCAGAGCAACGGTGACACCATCGCCGCCATCGAGACAGGACTGCTCCGGGAGTGCAGCGTCGGGGTGGCGATGGAGCGGGCCATCTGCACCATCTGCGGCACAGACCGGGCCACTGCCTGGTGTGAGCACGTCAAGGGCTGCTGCTACGAGGGCAAGCAGTGCTGTGTCGAGCTGGATGGAGCTGCCGACGCCTATGAGGTGTCTCTGCTGCCGGTCCCGGCGCAGCCGGCGGCGGGGGTGGTCAAACGCTATGGCGGGCCAGAGGGCCCGGAAGGGTCGCCTCCGGGCAAAGCGCCCGGCAAAGATAGTCAGAACTGGCAGGACGAAGCCCTGCTGGAGCTGGAAAAAAACAGATATTATGGAGGGTATCAAGCATGAGAAGAAAATTGATCGACCTGAAAACCCAGCGAACCACCCTGCTGGAGGGGGCTGAGGCTCTGCTGAAGGATGGCAAGCGGGAGGAGTACCGCGCCGAGATGGCCAAGGTGGCGGCCATGAACGATGAGATCAAGGACGTGGAGGAGCTGGTCCGGGAGCAGGACCGCAAGTTCCTGGAAAAGGCCCCCGATCTGGCCGAGGAGAGGGACAAGGCGGAGGAGCGGGGCAATGCGCTGATGAAGGGCGATGAAGTGAAATTTGCTCCCATGGAGGTGGCCAAGGCCCTCTTTGCGCCCCGCCAGACGGAGAAGGCTGTGACCCTGGCCACCGGCACCCTAGCTCAGCCCACCGGAGCGGGTACGGATATCCGGGACGCCATGGGCTACGGCGTGGGCGCCATCATCGATCAGGTCTACGTCCAGGACCTTACCGGTATGGCCGCCTATCTGGAGCCCTATGTGATCTCCGAGCCTGCCGCCAACGGGGCCAAGGTTTCCACCGCCGCCGGGACGGCCCGCACTGCCTCCGCCGATCCCACCTTCGGCGTTGCCAAAATCGCCCCCTACGAGCTCACCACCACCAGCTACGTGGACCGGAACATCTCCCGCCTCACCCCCGCCAACTACTATGCCAAGGTGTTCGGCATGGCCATGCGGGCGATGCGCAGGGACACGGTGGGGATGATCTTCAACGGCGACGGCCAGGCCACCAACGAGATGTTTGGCGTCAAGACCGCCAAGAACATGGCGGGCAGCACCATCTATGCCTCTTTGGATGTGGATGAGGTAGGCCCCGACCTGCTCACGGAGCTGATGTTCTCCTACGGCGGAGACGAGGAGCTGGGCGGAAACTGCCGGCTGTACCTCAACAAAATGGATCTGCTGGCGCTGGGAAAGCTGCGGGGGACCAACGAGAAGCGGAGGCTCTTCGACATCGTGCCCGATGCCGGAAATCCAAACACAGGAACCATCCGGGAGGGCGGCACCATCATACCCTACTCCATTTCTTCCAAGCTGACCGCCCTGTCCGCTTCGACCCAGGGCGCCGCCGCCATCCAGACCATGGTGTACGGAGACCCCATGAACTACGAGCTGGGCTTGTTCGGCGCCTACACCGTCCGGGTAGATGAGTCCGTCAAGGCGGTGGAACGGATGCTCACCATCCTGGGTGACGCCATGGTGGGCGGAAACCTCATCGTGGACAAGGGCTTTGTGGTGGCGACGCTGCCGAAGAGCAGCGGCTGACGGTCATGGACGCGGACAAGCTGGCGCGGTTGAAAGCTTACATGCACGCGGAGGATGAGGAGGACGGGCTGCTCTGCTCCCTGTATGAGGCGGCAGTGACGTACCTGAGCGGCGCCGGGATCTCAGACACGCCGGCCCGAGCGTCCCTGTACGAGCTGGCGGCTTTTGGCCTCACTCTGGGCTACTATGACGAGATGCGCCGGACCGACCAGGACAACCCCCGGGTGGAGGAAAACCCAGCGCTGCGCAGAATCATCAATCAGCTCAAGCTCGGCGAACCGGGGGTTTTATAGCATAATCAAGGACCGGGGCGGCGGGCCCCGGCGGAACGTCCGGGCGGGGCTTATGCCATTACGGACGACGACCAGCCTGCTTTTTGGCATTTTGCCGCAGTAGGGGACGTCCGGGCGCTCCGCCGGAGCCCGCCGCTGGTTAAGAGGAGGACAAGATGCACTACAATGCAAGCGCCCTGCGGGAGCGGGTGGAGGTGCTGGAGCTGGCCGCGGTGGAGGGAGGCTGGGCGTGGGAGAGTGTGCGGCGGACCTGGGCGGAGGCGGAGCTGACGGACCAGACGAACCTCTTTTCCAAGGTGGGGATTGGGGCCCGGGACGTGCGCCTGGTCCTGCGGCGGCAGAACCTCACCCTCCACAACGCCTTGCGCTGGAAGGGACAGCATCTGTTTTTGACCTCCATCGTGGAGAACATCCCCGGGTGGCTGGACGTCCAGGCCGCGCTGGTAGAGCCGATGGCGTGCAAAGGCAACGTCCACCGGGGAGAGAACGGCCCCACGTTCCCGGGTGTTCTCACCGAGAAGTACCTTCGCCACGAGCAGGACCACCCCATGGCCACCACCACCGTGTGCTACGTGCTGGTGACGCCCAAGGCGGTGGAGCTGGCACCAGGGGGGCTGGTGGACGTAGCCGGGGAACCGTATGTGGTACAGATAGCTCACACACTGGACAGCTGGAAAAATGAATATGAGATATGGAGAAAGCGTGACCTTTGATGGGATGTGCTTACGGGGAGTTTAAGCGATTCTTTGATGGGTGGGAACATGTGATATCTGAAATCCCGGATGCCAAGCGGCAGGCCCTGGATGAAATGGGTAGGGCCGTCTTGGCCGAGGTAAAGCGTCAGATTATCCAGAGGGGGGTGCAAGACGGTAGAAATCATGTGCGCAATTGGCAGCGATATCGCGTGGGCACGCGTGGCGGCTATGTTGCGATCTACCCGGCTAAAGAGAAAGTACAGGGGAAAAAAGCTTCAAGCCGCAAGATTACCAAATATTTGGAAAAAGGGCATGCCATTCGTCCGCCATCGGGGAAAGCCAAGCGGTACAAAGCGCGTATCAATGTGGATAAGGTAGTTTTGGGCAAAAGGAATGTCATTGTACCGGCCCGGCAATTCTACTCGTTCACAAGGCCTAGGGCGGAAGAACTGGCCATGCGGGCGGCTGAGAAGGTGCTGGTCAAGTTGGAGAACTTATTCGATCTTTAATGAGGAGGATTACAATGCTTTCATTTCTGGCGATCACAGAGGCGGTAAAGGGGCTGGTGGAGGAGCGGTATCCGGAGAATACGGTCTATATGGCGCAGGTACCGGTGGACTTTGCGCGGCCGTCCTTCCTGGTGGAGCTGGGGCCGGTGGAGATGCTGGACGCCTCGTGCGGCTGCCTGGAGGTCAAGGCCACGGTGGTGGTCACCGCCTTTGTGGAGGCGGACGACTACTATAACAGCCACGTGCCGGACCTGATGACCCGGATGGGGGCGGTACAGGAGCTCTTCGCGGTGGACGGACTCCAGGTGGAGGACCGGTTCCTCCACGTGACGGCCAACAAGGGGAACTGCCAATTCGACTACGCGGAGACCAGCATTACGTTTCAGTACCAGGACGACCGCCCGGGCGGGGACGAGTGGCCCCTGATGGGCGAAATACAGACAAAAATCAAGGAGGGGAATTGAAATGGGACTTCCCAGCATCAACATCGCATTCAAATCCACAGCGGCGAGCGCCATCGAGCGCTCTGAGAAGGGGGTGGTGGCGCTCATCATCAAGGACGCCAAGGAGAACGGCGGCCACGCCTACACCAACGCCAGCCAGATCCCGGCCACCCTGGGGACGGACAACCAGGCATACATCCAGCGGGCCTTTACGGGGTATGTGAATCCGCCCCGGCAGGTGCTGGTCTACGTGCTGCCCGCAGCGGCGGAGGCGCTGACCGACGCCCTGACGTGGCTGGCCACCCAGACCTTTGACTATCTGGCGGGGCCCCCCGACTGCACGGAGGCCGAGGCCACGGCCATCGCGACCTGGATCGCCGGCCGGAGGAGCAACGACGCGGCCATCTGCAAGGCGGTGCTGCCCAACAAGGCGGCGGACAGCGAGGCGGTGGTCAACTTCGCCACCGGGGATATCCTGGTGGGCACGACCGAGTTCACTGCGGCGCAGTACTGCTCCCGGATCGCGGGGCTCATCGCCGGGACGCCCATGACCATCTCCTGCACCTACGCCCCTCTCCCCGAGGTGAGCGACGTGGGGCGGCTGACCCGTGAGGCCATGGACGCCGCGGTGGACGCGGGCAAGTTCATCCTCTTCCACGACGGGGAGAAGGTGAAGGTGGCCCGCGGGGTGAACTCCCTCCAGACCACCACCCAGGACAAGGGGGACGCCTGGAAGAAGATCAAGATGGTGGAGGTCATGGATATGATCCAGACCGACATCCGGACCACGGCCCAGGACGCTTACATCGGCAAGTACGCCAACAGCTACGACAATAAGTGCCTGCTGGTGACGGCCATCAAGGGCTACCTGGTGGGGCTGGAGCAGTCCGGCATCCTCCAGGCGGGGAGCTCCTCGGTGGGGATCGACCTGGCACACCAGGAGGCATACCTCCAGTCTGTGGGCACGGACACCTCCAGGATGAGCCAGCAGGAGATCAAGGAGGCCAACACCGCCGACAAGGTGTTTTTGGAGGCGTCCATCAAGATCCTCGACGCCATTGAGGATATCAGCCTCAATATCACAATCTGAGGAGGGCTAAAACATGGATTCGGCAAAGCGAGTGATTTCAGGGACCTGGGGCGAGGTGTGGCTGGACGGAGACAAGGTATCCGAGTGCTACGGGCTCCAGGCCAAGGTGAGCTTCAACAAGGAGGACATCGCCCTGTGCGGGCAGATGGCCAGCGACAAAAAGGTGACGAGCATCGAGTGTACGGGGTCCCTGCGGATGCACAAGGTGACCTCCCGGATGGCGCTGGCCATTGGGGAGAACATCCGAAACGGAAAGGACGTGCGCTTTACCATTGTGAGCAAGCTGAAGGACCCGGACGCCTACGGGGCGGAGCGGGTGGTCCTGAGCAACGTCAGCTTCGACGACCTCACCCTGGCCGACTGGGAGGCCAAGAGCGTGGGCAAGGTGGAGTGCCCCTTCACCTTTACCGGCTATGAGTTCCTGGACGAGATCAACGTATAAGGAGCGGCGCGGATGAAAAAGAAACCTGCGGAGGGGCTGATGCGCCACGCCATAGTGGACGGCAAGGAGAAATATGCCCGGATCGCGATCCACAGGAGACGAACGCCATTGTACGCCTTTGAACTGGTTGGAGTTCTAAACGAGTATATGACGCCGGAGGGGCTGGACATCGAGGCTATGCGTACTGCGGCGACAGAGATATTCGCCCAAGAACATCCAGATTACGAGTATGGGGGCATGATTTTGTCTGCGTTGGACTTCGCGCGGGTATTCAACCTCCGCCGGGGATCGTTCCAAGCGGCGGACCTTGCGCTTACGATAGAAGGGAGAAGCGTATGAACGAAAAGAGGAGCATTCTGGAGCTGCTGCTGCGGGAGGAGACGCCCAATGTGCGGAAAAGCCTGCCCACGGCGCGGTACCGTGTGAAGCGGCTGAGCGAGCTGCTGGGGGAGGACGTGGTATTCGAGCTGCGGGCGCTGCCCTACGGGAAGGTGAGCGAGCTGAAGGAGAGTATGTCGGAGGATCTGAGCGTACATATCGTGCTCTCTGGGGTGGTCTCACCGGACCTGAAGGACCCTGCGCTCCAGGCTAAATTCGGCGGAGCCACGCCGGCGGAGACGGTAAAGGCGCTGCTGCTGCCGGGTGAGATCGAGGACCTGAGCCGTGCGGTGGAGCGGCTGTGCGGATACCGGACGGCGACCATTGAAGAAGTAAAAAACGCCTAGAGGACGGCAGCGACGCGGAGCTGGGTCTCGTCTACTACCTCTTCCATGTGAAGGGGTGGGCCCCGGGGGACTACTACCGGAAGTCCCCCGGGGAGCGGGACCTCATCTGGGCGCTGGCGTCCTATGAGGTGGAAGCGCGAGGATAGGCGGAGCAGAGATCAAAATGAGCGCAAAAAAGCCGCCCCGAAGGGCGGCGGAGAGGTCATTCATCTTTGGGCGGAAAGCTGGCCCAAACGGCCCAGAGTAAGCAGAGCAGGAACCCTCCCCACATCATGCCGTCGTAGGGAGACATATTACCCACCAAAGAGAAGAAGGCGGCACAGAAGAGAGTGCCAACCACGAGGAGCCACACGATCATAAGGATGACTGGTTCATGAGAGAGCGCCCGAAATTCTTTCCAAAAACGCTTCATAACCGCAACCCTCCTTCTGTGGAAATCATATCGCCAAAAAGGTAAAAAGTCAAGAGGAGGCGAGACTATGCCGGAAGAAAGCATCAACATTTATATGTCGCTGGTCGACAAGGTGTCCGGCCCCCTGAGCGGCATCGGGACGAAGACAAAGGCATTCAGCAAGGAACTCCAGGAGCTGGAGCAGACTACACAGGCCTACAGCAAGATACAGGACAAGCTGTCCAAGGAGACGGTAGATTACCGGAAGAAGCTGGAGCAGTCAAGCGTGACGGTCAGAGAGGCGCGGAAGGCGTTCGCCAAGTACAAGGACGAGGCGCATAAAGGCGCGCTGGATAAGGCGCTGGAGGAACAGGAGGAATACCGGCGCAGGCTCAAAGAGACGGAGACGGCCATGAAGAGCAACTACGGCGCGTTGAAGTCGCTGATGGACCAGCAGCGAAAGGCGGAGAATCAGGGGGGAGAAACCAGCTTGGCAAAGGGGCTGATGTCTGCCGGCCTGGGGAAACTGGCAAGTGATTCGCTGTCTCGTCTGGCCGGGTCAGTCCTGACCAGCGCCATAGGGGAACCACAAGCACAGTTAGTTTCCTCTATGGTTTCCGGGTTGATATCCGGGGCGACTATGGGGGCCGTACTCGGGCCTACAGGGGCTGCCATTGGCGCGGCGGTAGGCGGCATATCAGGCGCTATATCCGGCGGGACGGAGATTTTCAAGGCCAGGGACGACGCATTCAAGAGCTACTACGGAGAATTGTACAGCTCGGCGGGGGAACGGCACGCGGCGGAGCTGGAGAGCGGGTCGGGGATCGCGTCGGGCCGGGAGACGGACCTCATTTCGTTCTCCACCCTGTTCGGGAGCCGGGAGACGGCAAAGACGTACCTGTCGGAGCTTGTGAGCATGGCCAACACCACGCCCTTCCTCTACGACGACCTGACGGCCATGAGCAAGACGCTGGCCACCTTCGGATACGATGCGGAGAGCATTCTGCCGGTGCTGTCCACCATAGGCGACGCGGGGGCGGCGCTGGGCATGAGCACCAGCGATATGACCACGGTGGCCCAGGCCCTGGGACAGATGAAGTCCAGCGACAAGGCGACGCTGGAGTACCTGAACATCCTCAACGGCCGTGGTATCGGCGCGGTGGGGATGCTGGCCGAGGCGAAGGGAAAGAGCCGGGGGGAGATCTACAATATGATCTCCAAGGGACAGATCGCCGGGACGGAGGCGGTGGAGATCATCCTGTCGGCCCTGACGGACGGATTCTCCGGCGCGATGGAGGAGCAGAGCAAAACCTTCGCGGGGCGGAGCTCCACGCTGGAGGGCTGGGAGCAGGAGATGGCCAACGCCCAGGGCGAGGCGTACAACACGCTGCGCAGCGAGGGGAAACAGCGGCAGATCGACTACTATTCGGGCATCGCCGACGAGATGTCCGGCCTCAACGCCATGATCGGCGCGGGAGAGGCCGCCCAGGAGAATCTGAAGGAGCAATATCTGCGGGAGGCGATGACCACGCTGCTGACCGGAACGGGGGGAAGCCTGTACGAGGGGGAGCAGGCGGAGACGCTGGCCCGGCTGCACGAGGAGTACACCGCGCTGGAGGCGGCGTTCCAGGACGCGAGCGAGGAGGAAAAGATCACACTGGGCGAAAAGGCGGACTCCCTCAAAAGTCAGGCGGAGGCCCTGGCGGAGGGGGCGTTCGGGGCCAGCGACAAGATGCAGGAGGTCAGGGACGTGGAGCTGGAGCTGATCTCAGCCATCCGGGAGAACACGCTGGCGCTGGGTGAGGCGGCCTACCTGGGGGATTACGAGAAGCAGCAGGAGCTGTCTGTGGGGAGGGGAGGCGCGTATATCGACTCCCTTGACCTTCAGGAGCAGGCGGCGGGCATCCGGGAGTCCGTGGACCACTTCACCGGACCGGGATACAACGGGCCCTTCGACGTGGACCCTGCGAACTGGAGCCCCCACGCCTGGGGGCTGGGCTATGTGCCTTACGACAACTTTCCGGCGTTGCTGCACCAGGGGGAGCGGGTGCTGACGGCATCCCAGGCCCGCGCGGCGGACCGGGGGATGGGCGTAAACGTGACGTTCTCGGGGCCGGTTACCGTTCGAGAGGAAGCGGACCTGGACCGGCTGGCGGCCAAGCTGGCGGCCAATGTGGTCCGCGCGGCGGAACTGGGGGTATAGGCATGGCGCGGCAATTTATCTTCAAGGATACGGAGACGGGGCGGGAGCTGGTGCTGCCGGTGACACCCGGGAGCTATGACGTCGAGCACGGGCGGAAGGCGGCGGGCATTACGATGCAGGAGTCGGGGGACGTGAACCTGCCGGGCCCGGCGGTGCTGCTGGACACGGAGCTTACCTGCCTGCTGCCGGCCCAGGGGTATCCCTTCAACCAGCCGGGCGCGGGGACGAACCCGTGGGTATACCTGGAGCAGTTGGAGAAGTGGAGCGACGCGGGGACGGTGCTGCGGTTCGTGGTGTCCGGGACGCCGGTGAACGCGGCGGTGCTGCTGGACCCGATCCGATACCGGGAGCAGGACGGGACGGGGGACCTCTACTGCACGATCCCGCTGCGGGGCTACCGCGCGCTGGCGGCAGAGACGACGGAGAGCCGTCAGACGGGGAACGGGGCGCGGACGGTGGAGGCGGAGCCGGAGCGCGCGGAGACGTACACGGTGGCGGCGGGGGACACGCTGTCGGCCATCTGCCGGAGGTTCTACGGCGACGCGACGCTGTACGGGCGCCTGGCGGCGGCCAACGGGATCGCCAACCCCAACCTCATCCACCCCGGCCAGGTGCTCCGGCTGCCCGCCCGGGAGGAGCTGCCGGCGGCGGCGACGCCCTCCCGGTCCCAGAAAGCGGCGGCGGCGACGGTATATGGGCGGGACCCGGAGACGGGAAAATCCTATCTGAACCTCTCCCGGGACAAGCTGCTTGAGATCATGTGAGGAGGCCGTCATGGAGGAAAAGCTGAAGCTGCTGATCACCCCGCCGGAGGGAGGGACCCGGGACGCGGCGGCGCTGTGCCGGAGCGTTACGTGGGGCGGGAGCTACGACCAGGCGGCGCGGACGCTGGACTTCCCGCTGCTGGTGTGCCCGGAGGACAAGCGCCTGCCGGCGGTGGACTGCCCGCCCGGGAGCCGGGTGCAGTTTTACCGGGGGGAGCCGCTGCTCTTCGACGGCTTTGTGTTCTCCCGGCAGCGGGACACGCTGTCCAACACGGTGGAGGTGTCCTGTGCGGACCGGGGGCTGTACTTAAAGCGGAACCAGGGGGCGTACCGCTTCCGGGGCCAGACCCCTGAGGCCATCACGGGGCGGGTGGCGGCGGACTTCGGGCTGACGGTGGGGAGCCTGGCCCGGACGGGGACGGCGATCAGCCGGAATTTTCCCGGGGTGAGCCTGTACCAGATCATCCAGACGGCGTACACCCAGGCGTCAGCCGCCACCGGGGGGCGGTATATGGTGCGGTTCCGGGGCGAGGCGCTGGAGGTGATCGAAAAAAAGCAGGGGGAGCGGACCCTGGCGCTGCGGCCGGGGTCCAACCTCATCAGCCTGACGGCCACGGACAGCGTGGAGCGCCTGGTGAACCGGGTGCAGATCCTGAGCAAGGACGGCACGGCCAAGGGGAGCCCTGTGGAGGACGGGGCGTCCATCGCGCGGTACGGCCTGTTCCAGCAGATGGTGACGGAGAGCAGCGGGAAGGACGCGGCGGCGGAGGCAAGGAAGCTGCTGGAGGACAACGCCCCGGCGCAGAAGATCACGGCGCAGGTGCGGGGGAACCCGGCGCTCATCGCCGGGGAGTGCGCGGTGCTCCAGGAGCCGGTGACGGGGCTGTACGGCCTGTGCTGGATCGACAGCGACACCCACACCTGGAAGGGCGGGGTATACACCACCAAGCTGGTGCTGAATTTTAGAAACCTGATGGATGAGGCCGAAGCGGGAAAGCTGCCGGACGCCTGAGAGGGCGCGGAGGGTGACAGGCAGGGAAAGGCGCCCAACACGGGCCCGGCGATGCAACAGAAGGGGTCCCCGCAAAGCCGCGAGGCTTTGTGGGGAGAGGACGAGCAACGGAGTGGAGCGGATGCTCGCCGGAAGGCGGGCGAAGCGGAGAGGAGTTTGCGAGGACGTGGAAGAAAATCCTTATCAGCGGCTGGCGCGGATCTTTACGCCCGGGGCGGCGGAGGGCGGGCTGTGCCTGGGGACGGTGGCGTCCTGGCCGGACCAGGACCACCCGACACGGCCCCATCGGGTGATCGCCGGGGGGACGTCCCAGGAGCGGGAAGACCTGCTCTCGTCGCCGGGACTGCTGCCCTATGGTCTGGCGGCGGGGGACCAGGTGGTGCTTCTGCCCATTGAGGAGAACCAGCGGTATATCATTCTGTGCAAGGCGGTGAGCGTATGAGCACGACATTGTTCCCCGTGGTGCAGCCGGAGGCGGTGCAGACCGGGACGGCGCTTCCGCTGTGCCGGGAGGTCAAATGGGACTACGACGGGAACCGGCCCGTGTTCCGCAACGGAGAACCGGAGACGGTGGAGGGCGCGGAGGCGGTACGGGTCTGGGCCTGGCTGGCCCTGCACACCACCCGGTTCCGGCATGAGATTTACTCCCGGGCCTACGGGACGGAGCTGGAGAACCTGATGGGGCAGCCGTACACCGAGGCGCTGAAGCAGTCCGAGGCCCAGCGGTACGTGCGGGAGGCCCTGGAGATCAACCCCTACATCAGCGCCGTGGAGGACGTGGGCGTGGACTTCGACGACGGGCGGCTGTCCATCTCCTGCACGGTGCGGACCATTTATGGAACAAGCGAGGTGAGATTACATGTTTGAAGATATCACACCTGAGAGCATCAAGGCGGCCATCCTGGCGGAGGCCGGAGAGAGCCTGGAGACCCGTGAGGGGAGCTTTCTGGACTCCATGGCGGGGCCCGCCGCGCTGGAGATCTGGAAGGTCTACCAGGCGATGAACGCGGTGGTGTCCATCGCCTTCGTGGACGAGAGCTCGGGGGGCTACCTGGACCTGGAGGGGGCCAAGTACGGCATCACCCGGAAGCCGGGCACCCGCGCCCGGTGCGCCATGACCCTCACCGGCACGGCGGGGGCGACGGTACCGGCGGGGACGGTGTTCGTCACGCCGGGCGGGCTGGAGTTCGCCCTGACGGAGGCGGTGGTCCTCACCGGGAGCGGCGACGCGGGAACGGCGGAGGCGGCAGAGGTGGGCAGCGCGTACAACGTGGAGGCGGGGGAGCTGTCTCAGATGGCGGCGACGCTGCCGGGGCTGTCCTCCTGGACCAACGGCCCCGCCGCCGGCGGCACGGACCCGGAGAGCGACGGGGCCCTCTATGGGCGCATCCACGCCTACCTGAGCCGCCCGGCCACCTCCGGAAACGCTTATCACTACGAGCAGTGGGCGCTGGAGGTGGCGGGCGTGGGCGCCGCCAGGGTATTCCCCCTGTGGAACGGCGCGGGGACGGTCAAGGTGGTGCTGGTGGACGGCGGCATGGAGCCCGCCTCGGCGGAGATCGTGGCGGCGGTACAGGCCCACATTGAGGCGGAACGGCCCATCGGGGCCACGGTGACGGTGGCGGCGGCCGCGCCGCTGAGCATCAACGTGACGGCGGCGGTGACGCTGGATGGGAGTGCCCCCCTCAGCCAAGTCAAGACGGAGTTCGAGGCGGCGCTGGACACCTATCTCATGGAGCTGGCCTTCTCGGCCTCCACCCTGCGATATAACCAGGTGGCCTATCTGCTGCTGAGCATCCCGGGAGTGTCCGATTTTACGGCGCTGACGATCAACGGCGGCACGGGCAACGTGAGCATCGGGGATGAGCAGGTGCCTGTGAAGGGGACGGTGACGCTGACGTGAAACTGATCGGCTATCTGCCGGACTTCTACGCCGCCTCGCCCCAGATCGCGGCCCTCCAGGGGGCGCTGGAGCAGCAGACCGAGGCCCTGTGGACGGCGGAGAACGGGCTCATCGACCAACTGGACGTCAACAAGGCCACCTGGGGACTGTCCTGCTGGGAGGCGTCCCTGGGGCTGGATGTGGACGTGTCCCGCCCCGACGCCTACCGGCGGACCCGCATCCTCTCCAAGCTGCGGGGGCAGGGCACCACCACCGTGGCCATGATCCAGAACGTGGCCGAGAGCTTTTACAACGGCCAGGTGGCGGTGGAGGAGCAGCCGGAGGCATACCGTTTCGACATCCGGTTCCTGAGCAGCATCGGGGTGCCGCCCAACCTGGACGACCTGTCGGCGGCCCTGGAGGAGATCAAGCCCGCGCACCTGGCATACGACTACATCATCCTCTACCGGACTTGGGGAGAGCTGGAGGAGAAGACCTGGGGAGAGCTGGAGAGCCGGACCTGGGATGAGATTTTAGGAGGTGAGCTCTGAGATGGAGCAGACAACGAATTATGGCCTCAATAAGCCGGGCGGCAGCGACTATGCCAGGGTCGACGCGCTCAACGTCAATATGGACGCCGTCGACGCGGCGCTGAAGGACCTGGAGGAGAGCAAGGCGGAGGGGGCGGCGCTGGCGGCGCACGAAGCGGACGGGGTGAAGCACGTCAGCGCGGCGGAGCGGACGGCCTGGAACGCCAAGGCGGACGGGGCGTCCACCAGCGCGCACATCTCCAACACCAACAACCCCCATGGGGTGACGGCGGCCCAGGTGGGGGCGGTGCCCACGACCCGGAAGGTGAACGGCAAGGCGCTCAGTGCGGACGTCACCCTGGCAGCGGCCGACGTGGGGGCGGCGGCCGCCGGCCACAGCCATGGGGCGGGTGACATTGCCTCCGGGACGCTGGACGCCGCACGCATCCCCGATCTGGTGGCCAGTAAGATCACTTCCGGGACGCTGCCTGTGGCACGGGGCGGTACGGGGGCGGCCAGCCTGACCAGCGGCGCGGCGCTCATCGGGGCGGGCACCGGCGCAGTGACCACCCGCGCCATTAAGGACAACACCAGCGCGTCCGCCGCTCTCACAGCGAGTTCCGCCCTTGTGACCATGAACACACTGCGCTATGCCCTCAATCGCACGACGGGGCCCGGGGCGGCGGACACCAATTATACCACTGCCATGATGCGGGCCATCCAGGCCAGCACCACGGACCTGACCGCCGGAAGCTCCAGCCTGACCAGCGGAACCATCTACCTGGTGTACGAGTGAGGCGACGACGAAATGGCGAAACGAGTCTATATCGGCGTGGGCGGCAAGGCCCGCAAGGTGAAGAAGATCTATATCGGTGTGGCAGGAGTGGCCCGGAAGGTCAAAAAGGCGTACATCGGCGTGGGAGGAGTGGCGCGCATCTTCTGGAGCGGGGGAGAACTGGCGTATTATGGGACGGCCACGGCACTCAGTTCCGGACGAACCTATCACGCGGCGGCGACGGTGGGAAATTACGCGCTGTTCGGAGGGGGGTACTCGTATTCCTCGGGATATATGACGACCGTAGACGCCTACAGTGCCTCCCTCATTCGGAGCACGCCTACCGCCCTGAGCGAGGCCCGATATGACTTGGCGGGTGTGGCTGTGGGAAGCTATGCCTTATTTGGCGGCGGTAGTAACTCCTCCACATACGGCGCGTCTACAGTCGTAGATGCTTACAACGCTTCTCTTACCCGGAGTACGCCTACCGCCTTGAGCGTGGCTAGGACGGCGCTGGGTGCGGCCGCAATCGGCAATTACGCTCTATTTGCCGGGGGCCACCAGGGGACTAGCTCGAAATCCGGATATTATTCCACCGTGGACGCCTACAACGCCTCCCTTACCCGGAGTACGCCTACCGCCCTGAGCGTAGCCAGATACAAACTTGCGGCGGCGGCAGTCGGCAATTACGCCCTATTCATTGGCGGATATTACTACGACGGCGAAGATCAAATGAACAGCACTACTATAGACGTATACAATACATCACTTACACGGTCCACGATGACGGCTGCCCAAGTCTGTTTCGGCAATGCGGCGGCCACTGTCGGCGATTATATCCTATATGTCAGGAACAATAGTGCAAATTCAGTCGTTGCCAGTATTGACGCATCTCTAACTAAGGGTACGGCCGCATCATTAAGCACTGCCAGATATGACCTCGCCGCTATGACATTGGGCGACTTTGCTCTTTTCGGGGGCGGATGCACTAGCTCCAGTAGCCGCAGCGCAGTAGTAGATAGCTACGACGCCTCTTTGACTATGACTGTGGCAACGTCGTTGAGCCTTGCGCGGGAATATCCGCAGGGGATCCAGGTTGGAGATTACGGATTGTTTGCCGGCGGCAACAACGGTAGCTCCAGCGGCAGTTATAGCGCGGTCGTCGATGTCTATACAATTTAAGGAGGAATAGAAACATGAGCAAAAGATATCAGCTTTGGGACAAGGCCAGTCAGGTCATCACGCCCATTGGGGAGGTGCTGACGGCGGGGCAGTGGATGGAGCGGTATCCCGCGGCGGCGGCGATCCCCTACGTGCTGGCTGCCGGGGAGGTGAACGGGGCGTTCTGCACGCCCCTTGCCCAGATGAAGCAGATCTGCGCCCAGCAGGGGTGCGACTTCTCCGCCTGCGGGACCGACCAGGAGGTGCTGGACGCCATCGAAGCCTTCGAGGACGCGCAGAACGCCCCCGGCGAGGCGGTCTCCAACGAGGAACTGACGGCCACGAGCCTGGCGTCCATCGCCGCCAGCCTGGAATATCAGAACATGCTCACCCTGGACGATGCGGAGGTGGTATAACATGAGCTTTGAACGGATCCAGTATTATTACGAGGCGGGCCTGTGGAGCAAGCCGATGGTGAAGACGGCGGTGCGCAAGGGCGTCATCACCAAAGAACAGTACAAGGACATCACCGGCGAGGACTACGCCTGATGATCGAGCTGCAGAACTGGCGTGTGCTGATGGAAGTAAGGGACCGGGAGCTCGGGTATGAGTCGGACCACCTGCACCGGCGGCTGGAGATCGCCGCGGACCTGGACGCGGGGTGGGCGGTGAAGCTGGATATGGCTCTGGGGCAAGCAAAGAACGTGGTGGACCTGGAGCGGACCGGGGACGTGCTGTGGGTGGACCTCACGCGGGATATCCTGGCCTCCGACGGGCTGTACCGCTGTCAGCTCCGGGGGCTCAAAGGGGATACGGTGGCCCACAGCAACCAGTTTGAGCTGCTGGTGAGCGGGAGCATCAACGCTGCGGAGGCATTTCCGAGCGTCGAGCCCTCGGAGCTTGCCCAGATGGAGGCCAGGGTCACGCAGGCCAAGGCCGCCGCAGTGGCCGCCGCAGACCGGGCGGAAGCGGCGGCGGTCCACCCGCCCAAGCTGTCCGGGGATCAGACGTGGATGGTGTGGGACCTGGAGAGCGGGGCGTATCAGGATACCGGCGTCTACTCCGGCGGGGCGGCCCCCAACATTGGGCCCGGCGGGAATTGGGTCGTCGGCGGCGTGGATACCGGCGTATCGGCGACCGGTCCCAGAGGAGAACAGGGACCTATCGGTCCCGCCGGTCCCCAGGGAGAGAAGGGAGATCCAGGAGAGCAGGGTCTACAGGGCATCCAGGGCGAGACGGGGCCACAAGGCCCGCAGGGGTCGAAGGGCGATACCGGCGCCCAGGGATTGCAAGGCCCAAAAGGAGACCAGGGGGAACAGGGCATCCAAGGCCCGCAGGGGCCAAAAGGTGACACCGGAGACACCGGCCCGCAGGGTCCCGCAGGTGCGGATGGCGTCGGCCTCCCCACCGTGACCGCAGAGGACAACGGCATGTATGCGGGCGTGGTGGACGGAGCGTGGGGCAAAGTGAGCGCGCCGGGTGGGGGCAGAGAGTGGACACTGCTATGGGAACATACATTTTCGGAATCTGACGTGGGTACGGCATATTGGGAATGGAATGTACCCGACATAACAGAGATATCAGTCAGGACCTGGGGGCTACAGTCAAATCAAACGATGGGGTGGCAGCTTAAAGTCAATGGGGCAAGCCTCACAAATAACGTGGCCGTCCGCAACACGGATGGCATCAAGCATCAAATCATACATGCCATATTTGCCGGAGCCCATTGGATCACACGGATATCCACCTATGACTATGACGCGATGTCTGCGTCCTCGCTAAATAATACGGCATCGCCCACTGGCGCAAATATGGGAGATGGTAAAGCCCAAACGATCCAGTTTGCCCAAAGCGCCGTACAGGACTACCAGATATATAGCGGACAAGTAAAGATTTGGGTGAGGTAGCGATATGTACAAAGTAATAGATAATGTCAAAATCCTCATGACAGCAGAAGAACTCGCGGAGCTGGAGGCCATGGGACAGGCCCAGCCCCCCATCTCGCCCACAGAGGCGGAACGGCTCTCCGCGCTGGAGGCGGCCATGCTGGAGCTGATGATGGGAGGGACAGGCGATGGTTGAGTTTATCCGCATTCAGTATCGTCTGGGCCGTCTGACGGCGGAGCAGGTGCGCTCCATGGCCCCGAAGTGGATCACCGCCGATCAGGCGGAAGAGATTATCCATATGTGACAGGCCAACTTGGCCGGAAAGGAAGTCAGCTATGAAGCATCTGTACGAGTACATCAACGAGATCATGGACATCGCCGCAGTCAATCACGCGGAGCCGCAGAACGCCAAGGATATGTTTTTGGCCAACATCCGGAACGCCGGGGACCCCACGCTGCCCCACTACAGGGGCGCGGGGGATGTGGACTACGCCGCGCTGGCGGAGGACCTGCCCAGACTAACCAATGAGGGAGCGGCCCTCACTCAGGCGTTATTTGACCACTACAAGGCGCTGGTGGAGCTCCGCAGGGCGGGGCGGTACGCCGAGGCGGTGGAGCTGATGCGCGGGGCGGTGGAGGCGGCTGAGGGCGATGAGTAAGTACATCACCTCTATCCCACTGGGGGACATAGACAGGGTGCAAATCTACATCAACTCCAGCAAGCTGCCCCTCCGACAGATTGTGGCCCAAGAGGCTCCAGACCTTGCGATCACGGGCAACTTCTGGCTCTACGGCAGCTATCAGCCCGCGTGCCCCATCAAGGCTGACGGGAAGGTGCTGGCGACCGACGCATACCACTACCCGGCTCTGATCTGGGATACCGGGCCGGACATCTCCATGGGCATAGTCCCGCCCGGCGGGGCCTGCGGCAAGGCGAACTATATTGCAAATTCCGCCGGACTCTACCAGGGCAAGCCGGAGACCATGTACTGCAAGCCAGATGTCCGGGGGCGTCGCGGCCGGACGGGGTGGGGCTTCTGCGGCGGGGCGCTCGCCTTCATCGCCTTCCCGGATGGGAGCGACGGCATGGAGCCGGAGGAGCTGCGGGACTATGTGCAGGGACTCGGATGGTCCGACTGCATCATGGGCGACGGTGGACGCAAGGTGAACTATTATAACAGGGCCACTGGGGATATGGTGCAGGGCCGTGACCCAAGCCAGAATCTGATTTTGGTCTACAAGCGCAAGGGGCACTCATCCAAGCCCGACGACAGCGATAAGGAGGACAAGCCTATGGACGACATCACCCAGGCCATCATGACCAACAGCGACTGCTACAAGGCCGGGAGGACCATTATCCCCAAGGGGATCATGGTACACTCCACCGCCACCCCGGGGGCGGATGCCCAGACCATCCGGTCCGCCTGGGACCGGTCAGGCGCAGAGGCGGCGGTCCACTACATCATCGACGACCAGCGCACGCTCCAGACCCTGCCGGACACCTGCCGGGCGTGGCACTGCGGCGGGGCGGCCAACAACACCCACCTGAGCCTTGAGATTTGCGAGCCCCAGGAGTGCCGCCTGATCCCCGCCGAGTGGATTGCCCTCAAACGGGGGTCCTCTGGCTGGGCTGTCCAGCGCCTCCAGATGGAGCTCCAGGCCAGAGGATACGACCCCAAGGGGGTGGACGGCTCTTTCGGGCCCGGCTGCGACGCGGCGCTGCGGGCCTGCCAAAAGGACCTGGGACTCACGGCGGACGGGTCCTGCGGACCGGCCACCCTCGCCAAGCTGGCAAGCCGCCAGGGCTCGTATCTGGCTTACAACCCCCAGGATACCGCGGCATATTTTGCCGCCGTGTGGGGCCGCGCCGTGGCGCTGTGCGTCCAGCTCTGCAAGACCTACGGCTTGACCGCCGCCGACATCCTGTGCCACTCGGAGGGCTATGCCAAGGGCATCGCCTCCAACCACGCGGATGTGATGCACTGGTGGCCTTACCACAGTAAGACCATGGATATGCTCCGGGCGGCGGTGGACAAGGCATTGGGCGCGCAGGAGCCGGATTACCGGGCCCAGGTACAGGCGCGCTTCGGGCTGGCCGAGGAGACCATGGACTACCTGGAGGCGTACCGATACGGCGCGGACCTGCTGCAAAAGCTGGCCGCGGCAAATTAGGAGAGGAGTACTTATCATGACCGAAAACATCAACGGCATCAAGGCCGCCGTGGCCGCCGTCATCGCCGCGCTGACCGCTCTGTGGGGGTGGTACGGTTGGTTTATCTGCATTCTGGCCCTGTGCATGCTGCTGGACTACATCACCGGCTCCGCCGCCGGAATGAAGGCGGGGGAGTGGTCCTCCAAGACGGCCCGCACTGGGCTGTGGCATAAGCTGGCCATCCTTGTGGCTGTACTGGTGGCCGCTATTCTGGACACAGTAGTGGGCATGATCGTCAACAATATTCCGTCGATCACGCTTCCCTTTGAGTATACGGTGATCTTCGGCCCCCTGGTGGTGGCTTGGTACATCCTCACGGAGCTGGGCTCCATCCTGGAGAACGCGGGGAAGTTGGGGGACGGTAAGCAGCCCGCGTGGTTCAAAAGGGCCGTCTCCGCCCTCAAATCCGGCGTGGACCAAACCGGGGATAAGCTGGGCGGTGGAGAGGACCGGGAGAAGGAATGACCAATTAAACGGCCCCCGCCAAGCGCTGGGACGGTATCGTGGACAAGCTCATTTGGCTGGCCGTTTCCGGGGCGCTGGGGTTCATCGCGGCGCAGATCGTGAGATAGGCGAAGAAAGCCCCCGCCACCCCAGTAGGGGGTGGTGGGGGCTACTTTGCGAGCACAAAATTATATTATCTATATGTATGGGCTTTGGATGCAACGCTGCGGGAATCGTAGGCTGTCGGATCATCGACTCCCCAAGAGAACGACTGATCGCCATCCTGACCAATAATTTTGTACCCTGCAACGGGCGATTCGCGCCACCACACAAAGGGCAACAAAAAGGTTCCTTGGAGCCGATAGTGAAAACGCCTCCGAAAAGCTGATTTTGCCCATGGATGATTATAAGAGCTATTGCGCAGCATTGATGAAGGTCTACCGAAAGGCCAATCACATGACCCAAAAGGAGCTTGCGGAGATGGTGGGGGTCAAGCATTTGACCCTTCGAGCCTGGGAGCAGAACGTGGCGTCGCCGCCATACGAGATATGGAAACAAATCAAGTCACTTTTGTTTGGCGGTATTGCCGGATGATAGGTCCGCCATCATCGCATCAATGACGGTGAGCTTTTCACTGGTTGACAACCCAGCCTCGTTCAGCCTCCGTTCAATCACCCTGATTTGCCAGTCATAAATTTTTTCAGTGAGAGCTGCGCCGTCCTGTGAGGGAACGATATGTACATGGATCGCTCTGACTTTGTTTCTTCGCAT